CATCTGTTTCTTGTCGGTCATTAGCTCACCCCCAGCCGCAGCGCGGCGAATGTCGTATTGGTCGTCGCGTCCCAGTCAATCCAGAGCGTGCCGTCCGACTGGACGTAACGCGCATTAAACGGGCCGACGAACACCTCAGTATTCTGGGCGATATTGACGGTGCGCGACGTGATAACGCGCCCCTCAAACGTCTCGCCCACCGGGACGGTCAGCACTCGTGCCCCCGCGCCCTGCTTGACGTGGATGAATAAATCCTTCGTCCAGGCCATCGCGTGCCCGTCCGCGTGGGCGTTAGCGTAGGTCGCCGCCAGCCCGCCCGGAACCGCAAGCTCGACCGTTTTGGATTGTCTCGCCATGCTCTCTATCCTCGATACCGCGCCACCTGATAGCGGCTGCGGTGCATATAAGCCAAAATTGCATCGTCGTACTGGTCGCTCACATCGTCAACGTGGCGCACCTCATACGAACCGTTGCCGATGTAGCGCCGGTGTAACACTGCCCGCGCCCGTTCGGCCGCCTGGTCGATGGTCGCGTAGCCGGCAAAGTCATAGAAGAACACCACTACGAAGGCGCGGTCATAAATCCCTTGCGGCCCGTCGGTGGCCGTCGTCTCGTTGCGAACCAGCGCCGACGGCCGCATCCGGCCCACCTCATCGAAGGGGTGGGGGGCTTCCATGCCCGGCGTGATCTGCGCCGTGCTGTAGACCCCGCCGGATAGCAGGGCCATGAGTGGCGCGTCAGCTTGCAACGCCTGAGCAATGGCCGTCTTGGGGTTCGTCGTCATTTACCCTGCCCTGTCCATTAACCCAGCCATTCCACGCATAAGCACCCAGCCCTCTCTCATGACCGTTGGGCCAATGATGGCGTAACGGCCGCCGTTTGAGAGTTCCAGGTACTTGCCATAGGGGACGCCGTGGGACAGCACTAGAGCGACCTTCTGCTCATCCTGCTCGACCTCGGCTAGTAATTGACGCCGCGCCGCGCCGGTTCTGTCCTGCCAAGACGCTTCTTGTTTCATCTGGCTGCGTAGCCGGTCGGCCTGCCGCTCCAGGTACGGCACAAGTGCATGGGTCTTCACCCGCTCGCCCGTCTTGGCAATGGCGCGGCCCAGGTCGGCCGGGTCGCGTTTCCAGTCGATGCGAACGCGCATACCGCTCATTGGAGTGACCTCACCTGGGCCGTGGTCGAAATCTGCCGCTGCGGCATGACCGCGACAACCTCATAGCTCAGTCCATCCAGCGTGAAGCGGTCACGAGCACGGACGTTGAGGGCAGGGGGGCCGACAAGGGATGAAACGGCTTGCGCCGCCTCTGTACCCGTACTGCCGGCCGTTCCCGCGCCGCCTGGTCGCACAAGGCGAACGTCTTGCGCCGCTATCGTCTGAGTGCCGCGAAGGAACGTCACCGAAACGCCTAGCCCGGCGGCCGTGCCCAGGCTCTCTACTATCGTCTCGGTCATGTCGGCCAACTCAGAAGGCGAAAACATCGACCACTACCTCCGGCATAGCCCACGGTGTTTCCGTGGCCGTCGCCAGCGCCTTGAGACGCGGCGACATGGCCCGATAGCGCCCGGCCAAGTCCATGAGTTGCTTGTACCGCTGGCTGCGGCTGAAACTGTCCGGCCCGGTCGAAAAGTCGTACTGCTCGGCCAGTTGCGCCGCTCGGACTTCCACCAGGTCGGCCGCGGCCTGATACGGGTCATGCGTCCAGCCCAGCACCGTAACCGGCCGCGCCGGTTCCGTGGCGAACGTCCAGCGGCCCGCCATCGGGTCGCTCGTGGCCGGGGTAAGGGCCGTATAGCTGGCGTTGTAAAGCACCGCGCTGCTTTCCCAATAGCCGGTCGCGGCCTGGAATGTCAGGTAACTTGCGCCGCCACCGCCATACGTTACAAGCGGCGCAAGCTCGCTATACCGCGCCTCAATCCGATACACGTCTAGCGCGGCCTGGATGTCGTCACGGCTGTGGGCCTCGTTGGCCGGGTCGTTGACGAGCCGTTCCACGAAGTCCACCAGGGCGGTCATGCCGGCGCGTTCGGCCATTGGTTAACTGTCCTTGCGCTTGCCCTTCGGCGCGGGCGCGTCCTTGACGACGGCAATCACCGCCTCGACGGGTTCCGTTTCCACGTTGCCCGCCGATGCGCCGATACCGGCCAGCGCGGCGGCTACGGCTTCGAGCGTGAATAGCTGCTGGTGGGCCGCGTCGCCGCGCACCGGGCGAATAGTCAGATCGCCGCCTAGCCGGCGCGTCTCTCGCTCAATAGCGGCCAGGGCTTCTTTTGTCCGCGCCGCTAGGATGCCGTTGTTCATACGACCTCCATTAAGCCACCAGCGGCGTAGCGTAGCCGGTCGGGATCTGATACGTGCCGTTGCCGATCTGGAAAGCCAGCGCGGCCGTCCGATTTAGCGCACCAAAGCCGGCGGCGCGAATGAAACGATACTCATTCAGGTTGCCGTCCGGGCTGTGGTTCTCGGTGAAAAGCCCTTGCAGTTCGGGGACGGGATACTCGCGCATCGCCAGCGCCGGGGTCGTCGCGCCACGGGCAACCATGATGCCGTGCGTGGAGGGCAGCATCGACCACTCAACAATCCAGATGCCCGGCTCAACGTAGCCCAGCACGCGGTCGCCAAAGCCCCGGTCGATATTGCCGACAAGCACAGTCTGCCCGTCGCCGCGCCGCAAGTTGGCGTCGGCTACGTCGTGGAAGGTCGCCAGCGCCATGATGGAGGTCTTGAGCGCCGTAGGGATGTAAGCCACATACGGCCCGTCGTTGTCCATGTGTTCGCTGAGTTCGGTTTCCAGCGCCGGAAAGGGGTTGTGCGTGTCGTCAATGGCGTCGGCCTGGGTGTAGTAGTGGGTGTCGGTTCCCGTCTCGCCGTTCTTCTTCAAGTAAGCGGCCGTGTCACCGTTGGCAAGCGGCTGAATGGTCAACGTGCCTACCTTGTCGTTCTCATCGAGGAAGGTGTAGCTGGTGTTGTCCAGCAGCGCGGCCAGCACGTGACGCTTCATCCAGTTCGCGTCGCGCAGCAGCGCGTCAAAGGTGTAACCATCCGCGTCCTGGACGGTCATCATGGCGCGGGAGAAGCGATTGTCGCCCCAAGCATGGCCGGCTTTCTTGATAGGGAACGCCACGTCATACTGTCCCGCGGCCAGTACCGGCTTCGGATTGCCCCACTCGTCCAGCGGTTGCAAACTGCCGCTGCCGCGCACCTTGTAGCGCAGATAAGGCTCGGTCGTCGGTTCAACCAACTCTGCCAAGACTGCCGCCACCTGCCGATTGTGCTCGCTGACGCTCTCGCGGATGGCGGTGTCCACTACCCGGATATTGGGAGCGACACGTTGCGAAGCAATGTCACTCAGGGATACAAAACCGTAGCTATTCAGATTTGCCATTTCTCATCTCTCCTTAGTCACCGAACAGCCACAGCACCTTATCGGCCGTCGGGCTGGCCCAGAGCGGAATGACCTGCCCGGCAATCACGGAAACCGTGCCGGCCGCGTCAGCAAAACCGCCGTCGGTGTCAGAGACGTAGACCAACGCGCCGAAGCTCAGCGAGGCCAAAGCCTCGCCCACATCCACCGTGCCCTGATTGATGATGGTCACAGCCTCGCCAATAGCTGCCGCATGAGTGGCGATACCGCCGCGCCGCGCCTCTGCCGCCGTTGAGCCGTTGCCGAGGGCGATCTTGCCGGTCGATGCGTCGAACCGGCAGCGTTGCCCAATGGCAATCGCCTCTACCGCCGGGCCGGTGAACTGCTGAATCACCTCAACCTGGCGGCACTTCGTAATCGTCAAATCGGTCATGTTTTTCCTCGCATTCTGTCGTTAGAATGTCGGCCGGGCCTTTGCTCGCCGTTCCTCTGGCGTCAACCCATTGCGCCCCTGCGGCGCGGGCGTCGGCTGCGTCGGCTGCCGCCCCGGTTGCCCTGGGGTCGGTTGCGCCGGCTGCATCAGCGCCGCCAGCGCCTTAGCATCTTCGGCCAACTCATCAGCCGTCGCGCCCTGTAGTCGCTGCCACAGTTGCGGGATACCGGCCGCCTGGGCCGCGTCCCGTCGCTGCTGGTCGTGTTCCATTTGGGCCACCTTCGCGGCGGCAGCTTGGGCGTCGGCCTGCGCCTTCTCCCATAGCTCTTTGTACTTGCCTTGCTCGGCAAGTGACGCCGCTTCCGCGTCGGCGCGGGCCTTGTCGGCCGCCTCTAGCTTGGCCTCAGCATCGCGCAGCTTGCGCCGATAGTCGGCCGCTTCTTCGCGGGTCTTCTTAAGCGCCGCCGCTGCTTCTTCGGCCGTCAGGGGCGTCTTCGGTTGTTCCTGTTCCGTCTGCTGTCCGTCCGCCGCCTGGGCTTCAGGTGTGGCCGCCGGGGCCGGGGTTGTGTCTGTCATTGTCGTGCTCCTGGCACTAGTCCTAGAAACGCAAAAGGGGGCGACACTTTCAGGTCGCCCCGCGTCAAGCCGAGCATCCCGTCAAGTGTCGCCCCGTAATTAACCGAGCGTTATGCAGTTGTGTGCGGGCGATATTGCCCGCTTGCTTATATAATACGCGATTTATTGCGACGTTGCAATAGGCACAAAAGAGGAGCGCCGCGTGTGGAGCCAGGGTCACGCGGCGCTAATACAGAGGGATGGGGAGGAGTTGAAACCAGTCTGTCTAATTCGTGCCGTCAACAGTCTAGCATGGCGCGGCGGCCGTGTCAACGGTTTAGCGCTGCCGCGTCGGGACTGTCTGCGGCCGTCCTAACACCCGATCCAGCGCCCGCAACTCCTGAATCAGCGCGTCGCGTCTGAGTAACAGGTATGCGCGTAGTTCGTCCGTTAGCCCGGCCGCCGGGATGACGACCACGGCCACGGGCGCGGGGGTGACTTCGGGGGGGGTGTCAGGAGAGGGGTTCATATACAGTGACTAATAAACGTTAATGATACTATGGCCGTATGCGCGGCCCCTGCCCTCGGCCCGGACGGCCGCCTCCGTCGCCATATCTACGGCTTCCTCAAGGGTGATGTTGCCGGCCGCAAAATCGGCGGCGATTTGGTCTAATGCCTCGTCAAGGCGAGCGTACATCACCGCGCGGCGACAGATATCAAGTATCTGGCCTTCGTAGGCCTTTAAGACTTGCTCCCATGTGTCAGTTGTCATAGCCGTAGAACCCACCTCCAGCCCTATCTCCCAATGGATGCACCCGAAGTCTTCGCCCATCTCAACCCAGGGGGTATAACCTTCGGCGTCCATAAGTACCCTATCGGACGGCTTGTCTTTCTCCCCCATGCCATACGTATCTATTGTCAGGGCGCAACTTCCGTATGGAATATGCGCCGTTGGCCTTGAGGCAATAACTGCGCGTGTCCAATGGCGGCATGTTTTGCAGTGGCCCTGTGTCGTTGCTTCCTCATCGATGTCGTCCCAAAGCGTCTCAATCGGTCGCACTTGACCGGCCAACGCCTCGGCCAGGCTGCGCCGAAAGCTCTCGGTAGTATCGTTCTCCTGCATCATGCCACCTCTAGCGCCTCATACTCGCCACTGTCGCCCAGCCGCAAGTACTCCTCAGAGCAACGGCAACGGCTTAAGCAGATGCGTTGGCCCGGCAAGCTATAGGCCGGGTCGCCAATGGCAAACACCTTGCGGTCAAGGTCTATACATTGACGGCAAGAATCCCTGGCGTGTCGGATACTGCGGACGTGCGTCACTTCCGGCCGCAAGTTTGCTTGCTTTGACCTGTAGAATGTATTCCTAGCCGCTGTGTTGTATAGGCCCATTCGTTGCGCTAGCGTGCCGTCTAACCGCTGTTGGCCTGACGCTATCTGCTTGAACATATCCCGCGCCTTGCCATAGTTGTAGCGTATGCGCTGCCCAGCTAGGCCAAAGTCGCGGGGCGTAAGGTTCGACCACCCCCCTCTTTCAAGTGCCACCGCGTTCAAATGCGTATTCTTGATCATGCGCCGGAAAGCTATCTCAGCATCAGCCAACGACACCTGCCGCCCGCGCAACGCCTCGGCCAGCGCCTTAGCCGGGTCGGCGGTGTCAAGGTAGCGATCCAACTCCCGGCGCACCGTAGACGAGGCGACGAACCGGCCGCGCTCGTCACGGTAACGGCCAGAGACACCAGCGGTTGGTTCCCAGCGGTAGGGCATTAGGCGGCCTCTGGTGTCTAGGCAGGGGCACCGTAGCGATTACGGTCTCGATCAATTGAGATACGCAGCCGCTCTATTGCCGCATCAACTGTATCGGCCGGGCACGTTATCTCGAAAGTCGCGTCATCGCCAATGTCCCAGGAGTTTTCACCTTTGCCAGGAGTGGGTATGCCGCCCGCGGCTAGTACCTTCACAGTCGCGCGGCCGAGGCTACGCGGCTTGGGCCAGCGTGGTCGTTTCCATGTGGAAGTGTAAAGCTCAACCTTGACCGGATAATCACCCTCTGGCATGGAGAGTGTCACATCATGAGTCTCGCGTGGGCCTTCGCTGTATTTCGCCCGGCCAAGAAGGGCGTTTCTTAGGTCGAAGTAGCGAAAGCGCGTTCCCCAGTGTTTTTCGCTGTTGCCCCATAATGAAATTGATAGCCGGTCGCCATGCCAACTAAGGCCGAGCGTGCGCTCGCAGTCACCATGTTTTGAACGACCGATAACGTACTCCTGCCGTGTCAGCCGCACTAACCAGCCGGCATTACAAAATGATAGGAATATCCAGAACAGGTAAGGGACGGCAAAATTAAATTGGAGTTCGTCGCCCCCCAATGCGCCATCAGAGACGCTCATCTCTGCCGCCAGCCGCCAGTGGCGCAAGCGATAAGCTGACACCTGCACATCGTTGATCGGCCGCTCTAGCTTGCCACCTTCACCGCGGCCATATAAAAACCAATGCCGGGTGTAGCCGTCTTCGGGGTGAGTGCGAAAGGAGTAGACTCGCCAACGGCCAAAATATACCCGCGCCCAGCGGCTCTTTTGGTAAAATTCATCTTTGCTCATTTGCATCTTCATCCTCTGGCGGCGGCGCTTTCTCCGCTTCCAGCATCGCCGCGCCGCGCTTGCCCATCCGGGCGCGGGCGTCGGCTTTGGCGGCCTCAATATCTTCGGGGGTGACAAGGGCCAGCATATCTAGATCTTTGTCGGGCGTGTCGAGCGGCTTGCCTAGCGGTACGGCCATCTTGCGTCGCTGGCTCATTGCCCCCCCTTGCGCCCAGCGCTTTCTAGCGTCGTTGCCATCATCTTTGACGCCTCCTCCCATAGCGCCGCGCCAAACGCCTCAGCTGCGTCGTCGTCCCAGCCGTAGATGTTACGTAGTAGATTCTTCGCGCCGATGGTGAAGGCCAGGGCGGTAAATTCGGCCGTCACCAGGACTTGCTCGCCGGTCGTCGGCTTACTACCGTTGGTCTTGCGTCGCGTCTTGGTTGTCATTGCTCTATCCCGTCTACTACATCGGCCCGCGCTATCGCCGTGGCCTCGGCCTCAGAGTAGCCGGCGAGCCGATAGGCTGCCTCAATACTTGCGCCGTTGGCGACGTGCTGCGCCGCTTCGGCCGCCTTTGCCAGCGCCGTGCGGGCGAACACCGGCCGCTCGTTGAACGTGTGGTCAATGCGGCCGTCCTCATACGTGCCCAGCACATCCGCGCCGAACACGTCCGGCCGCACTTCGGCCAGTTGAGCGATAGAGATAGCCATCATCTGAGAGCGCACTAGCGCTCGCTCCAATGCGGCCCGCAACGTCAGCGCCCGCTGCTCGGCCTGATTCATCAGTAGTTGCAACGTTTCGGCCGCCAGTTGTGATAGCCCGCTATCCGGCGTCGCCACGCGGTACTCCGGCAAGCCGTCGATGACCACCTGCTTCACCTCGGCCAGCATGGTATTCATGGCCCCGAAGTCTACCGGGTTGCCGCTGAATTCCATGCGCGACATGCCCGGCATGTGAACCACGCCGACCACGCCATCGCCCTCCTCAGAGTATAGCTCGTCCAGCCCTTCCGACGCCCCCAACGGCGCGGGCAACGGCCGCCCCTTGTCGTCGGTTGTGTTGGAATTGACCACCGCCAGCGGCCGATTCAGTCGCGCCATCTGCCAGGCCAGTCTGTTGTAGCGGTCGATGTGGGCGACCTGCCGCCGCCAGGGGGTGTCAACACGAAGCCAGATAATCGGGATGAAGTCGTAGCCCAGTTCGTCAAACGACGCGGCGCGGTAGGGCGTGGCCTCGTTGTCGTCGGCCAGCATCGCGCCGGGTTGTAGCTCCCAATAGCGCACGCCACCTTCCCCGTCGGCCCACTCCTTGCGCCATATCTCGATGAGCGTGTGCCGGCGCTTGTCACCGGTGAACACGCTTTCTAGCCGCGCCGTGTCAATGCGAATACCCGTCAGGAAGCCACGCTCGTCGGCGTCCCACCAGCGCACATTCTGCGGCTGAATGTCCTGCATGTAGACGGCCGTTGTCGCACCCTCTTCCGGCGACGGTTGCCGTTCGGCCACCTTCAGGAACACGTCGCCCAACGTCGCCGCCGTTACCGTCAGGTCGCGCCGTAGCTGCTCCCAGTTCGACCACTGGTGCAGCATGGCGACGGCCTCGGCCAGCTTGTCGTCGTCGGCCGCGTCGTCGGTGGGCTGCGCCCGCATCTTGCCCGCCAGCGCCGTGCCGGTGTAAAAGTCAATGACGGCCGGAATGGGGTTAAACGCCACCGGCATGGCCGTGTCTACTAACCCGGCCCCGTAGAGGCGGTCATAGAGGCCGTCGTTCAGGTAGTAAGCCCAGCGGCGATCATACTCTGAGAGCCGCGCTCCTTCGTCGGCCGTCTGGCCGGGCTTGTACTGCGTGCCGTCGAGCGCCCCGCTGTCAAGGATACGCTGCCCCACCCCGCCCCAGAAGCGTTGAGCGATGCGGCTCATCGGCCGTCCGGTTGTCGTCCACTGGTTTGCTGTCATTGTCCACCCCGTCGGGCCGTCCAGCCCTCGCTTAGATAGTTCTCCAAGAATAGCAGTGCCTGGGCAAAGGCGTCCACCTGGTCTTTGTACACAGACTGCGGAAAGCTGAATAGCTCGTCCTCGAAGTCCATAAGCCACTCCGCGCCCGGCCCCGGTTCCGGCAGCAGGATCATGCCGTTCCTGCACCATACCGAAGCCGCGCCGGCCCGCATCTCCTTCGACCCGGCGGGCATGTAGGGATGCAGCAGCAGGCGCAGCCACCCAGGCGACCGTGCCCGCAAGGTCTGGTTGGCGCTCCGGCCGCTGGACTTGTCCTCAATGACTACGTGGCGCAAGAGGCTGTCATAGTTGGCCTGCCGGGCCATGCTTTCGATGCTCTCCGGCAGTACGTCGAATGTCAGCCGGTCGCGGTAGACCTCGCGCACCACAAGTCGATAGTCGGCTAGAATGTCCACCGTCACACAGACAGAGAGCGCGCTGTCGTCGTTTTCGCCCTCGGACGTGTCCCAACTCTGGCAGCGGGCTACCACCTTGCCCGCGTAGCCGCCGGCCGGGTATCGGTTGATTCCCGACCACCACTCGCGCCGGAACGTGTAGCCGCCGGCCGGGGTGGGGTTGCCCTGGTATGTCCCTTCCCAGATGAGCGGCGGTGTTGTGTCGCGCAGCTTCACGATTTCGGCCGCTGGCTTGTGGTCGGGCCATAGCGCCGGGCCGCGGGTGTGGACTGTGGTTTGGTATGTCCTCACGTCGCCACTCCGTGCATCCGGCCTATCGGCCGCCCGGTGAAATCGTCGGGGTACGTGATGGTTGCGACCACTTCCGGCCCTTCGCTCAGTAGCGGAATATGGCACGTCACCCAGCCCTCGGATTGCCGCAGCCGGGCATAGGTGTCGTCGTGGTGGTAGGTGTTCCCGATGACTACGGCGCGGCCGACCCGCGCCATGAGACGCGACAGAAGCGCCGTGTGAAACCAGGTATTGACCGTCGTCCGGCCGCCCTGGGTGCGCGTGTTGTCATAGTCCAGGATGTCGTCGGCAATGAGCCAGGCGGCGCGGGAGCCGGTGATACTGCCGCCTGTGCCGTAGGCCGAGACGGTGGGATGGATGCGGCCGGCGTGGGGCGTGCCGCCCGGCCCGACGCTCCACTCTTCCTCGCGCCAGGGCATAGTGTCGATGGGCTGCACGTCGGGAAAGGTCTGCCGGAAGCGGTCGTTGTCCACGATGTGGCGCAGGGCCAATGACCGCTTGCCCGCCACTATACCGGAAACGGCCGCAATGATGCCGGGCTGCTCCGGGTAGAAGCCGACAAGGCACGCGGCATAGGCCAGCGCCCAGGTCGTCTTGGCCGACTCCGGCGTGCCGATGATAAGCAGGCGCGGGATAGCCGGGTCGCACATGAGGCGCAACCACAGCCGATGATGCGCGGCGGGGATGATGGGCGTGCCGTCGTCGGTCGTCATGTGGAGGGCGGTAAACGCCGCTACCACGTCAGCCGTCACGCCGGTGTTATTCGCCTTCGCCCGTTGAATCAGCCCCCGCAAGGCCATCTGCGTCGCCATCGCCTGGCTCTCCGCTTTCGAGCGCCACAAGAGCGGCGACGCGGCCGAGGGCGGCGAGATTGCGCCGTAGGTCATCGTCACTTAATCCTAATAGGGTGTCGTCGCGGAAGGCCAGCGGGCCGCCGTCCGGGCCGGTGTGCTCTAGCTTCTGGGTGGGACGGCCAAATACCTCAGGCCAGCGCCGCTCCAATATCCACATCGAGTTGCCCGGATTGACGTGCGCGGAGTCGGTAAGGTTCTGTAGGTGGAAGAGCATCGCTTTAGCGAACGATTGCTGAATTGCGCCGAAAAAAGCGAGATAGCGCTGTTCGGTGCTGTCTAGCTGCAACGCCTCGCCCGCGTCTAGGCGTGTTTGTAGAGCCTCCCCTGCCTTGCGCCAGTTAAGGACGGTATCCGCGTCAACACCCCCATAGGCGGCGGCATGACTGAGCGGCATCCCGTACTCAATAGCCGTCAGAATCGCCTCCTGCACCGCCGGGGTTAACTTGGTGGGCCTGCCTATCTTTGCCATAGTCTATGCCGGCAGGGGCGAGAAGCCATCCCCCCGCCCCCGCCTTTCTGTCACGTGCCGGAAGCCCGGCCGCCAGCGGCCGAAGCCGCGCCGCGACCACGAATACGGTTCACAACACGTCCAATGAAATTACGGATTAGCTATCACCTCCCTTTCGTAAAGGATACTGCATAGCGGGGGACGGAATCGAACCGCCGACCTTCGCCTAATCAGAGCGACAAGCTACCACTGCTCCACCCCGCAATAGTGTTCCAAAATGAAACATAAACACAGTATAAGCCATTACTCAGATAGTGTAAATAGCAAGCCTGGCCGGGCGACGAGCGATAGCGGGCGACCTGGCCAGCTCTATCGGCCAGTAGGGAGAATGGGAAAAATAAGTATTATTGCTTATTGCATTGTATATCAATTTGATATATACTGTATTCATAAGCGGACGGAGAAAACGAAATGAAACAGATTGTTTGGTATCAACGGGATGATCGAGGCGACTGGCGGCAGTATTTTACCCTCAGCGACGGCAGTATTTACGAGGGATGGAATTACAAGATGGATATTGCTCTCATCGGCCGGGAAATGAAAATGTTCGGCCGGCGGGGAGACTTTTACAGGATGCGGTATTACTAGGCGATAGTAAAACACAGAGAGGAAGCGAAAATGACTTACTACAATCGGTATAGCAATCTGACAGTAACCCACCTTAACCAAGAGCAGCACGAGCGGACATGTGGCTATTGGTATATGGTGCAAAACAAATGGACGGCCCACACGGCATTTGCGACACGGGCCGGACTGGATCGATGGTTGGCGGATCGGGGATTGTCCATCACGGGCGACATAGAGACTGAATTGTGGTGCAAGATCGAAGGGGAGTATCAAACGGCCCTAGAATGGATGCCCTCCGAGGAATTCCAGCAAATCGAAGGGAAGCGGATCAAGGTTATGAGCAATGCCCAATGGACAATGGGCATTGTCAATACTGAGGATGGGATTACTACGGTTCACCACCTTAATCCGAACTGCCATGATCGACCTGTGTACGATTATGCAACGACCAATAAGGAGCAACGATAGCAAGTCGAAACTATCCCCCACCCCAGCGGGGATAGTCTTAGGGTAAAGCCCTAACTGACGAGACTAGAGAGAGGAAAGTGACATGATAACCCATACCTACACCCTGATTAACGGCTCTATCTGGCTCCGAGAGTCTGACAAAGGCTTTCAAACAGTCTGTGCCGACAGATTCAAAGATGATGACATCCTGAATTTTCAGCGGTGGCAAAAAGGATACAAGCACCTTTTTGTCATTAAGAAGTATCAGTACTGGCATTTGCGATAGGTGCGACCATGTTTAACCAACTGAAAGCAGCGGTCAGCACAAAACTAGACAAATGGTTTCCCCCCTTGCCCCAGGCGGCCCCCATAGCCCCTAAGCGGCGGCAATCGACCCCACGGCCACGAACGGCCCCACAGCGGCCCCAGGTGACGACTGTCACCTATGAGCAATGGAAAGCCGGCAAGCTGGGCAAGGGCGAGAAAGTGGCGGCCCCCAGAGGCAAGGGTCGAGAATGGGCGGATCGGCTCTACTGTGAATTGACCATAGAGCGGGCCGGCTACTGGCAACGGAGCAACCGAACATCAAAGCAATATCGGGCCGGATCATACAACGACCGGCGGCGGCAATCGGCCTATAGGGATCGGCGTTTGGCATGGGAAACGGCTATGGCCCCGGCCAGAGCTATAATAGAGCCAGCTATCCCCGATTGGGCAGATAGTGGGGCATGGTGGCAACTGAGGAAAGAAGTAGTCAAGGATTGTAGAGAGTATGCGACTTGTCTACTAGATATGGTTAGATAGGAGGTACAAAAAGAATGGCAAGACTCAGACACAAGCCGGTTTTTAACTCAGACGGTACGCCACTCAGCGGCATAGACGTAATCCGCACGATTCAGGACGAAACAGATACGGTACTCATGTCCTTTTCGTGCGGCAAGGACAGCCTCGCCGCGTGGCTGGCTATCCGGCCCTACTTCAAAAAGATAGTTCCTTACTATCTTTGGCTAGTGCCAGGGCTGGAATTTGTCGAGGAAAGTCTGAGGTACTACGAAGAGTATTTTCAGACCCATATTATTCGTCTACCGCATCCCTCTTTTTGGCGGCAGATGAATAACTTTGTATGGCAGTCCCCGGAAAGGTGTCAGGTCATAGAGGCGGCAAACATGCCCCCCTTCGACTATGACGACCTAAACCGGATTATGATCGAGGTTTACGACCTGCCGGCCGAAACGTTTTGCGTTTCCGGCGTCCGCGCGGTCGATAGTCCGGTGCGATGGTCATCGATGAAAAAGCACGGTTCTATTAACTGGAATAGAAGGTATTTCTATCCAGTATGGGACATGCGGAAAGACGAGCTTATAGCTCTGCTGGTAAGGCATGGGGTTAAGCTGCCGGTCGATTATGCCATGTTCGGCCGGTCATTCGATGGGGTTGACTATCGGTTCCTTAAGCCACTGAGGGAGCACTACCCCGCCGACTATGAGCGGATTCTAGAATGGTTCCCAATGGCACGATTTGAAATGATGAGGTATGAGCAATGAAACGGCCTGAATTGAACCTGAAACGGAAGGACACAGCTACCCGACGGGCATTGGAGCGGAAAGTATCCGATCCGGTTCCTAACCCACTGGACACAGTGGACTACTCTGCCGGCGACCCAGAGGCCAGTAGCCAAGAGGAAGCCTCAGCCCTGCTGGACGGTTTCCGGCAACGGGCGGAAAGGGAAGCGGAGCGGTTTACACTGGCGACCGACTCCGAATTTTGGTTTGCTATCGGCTTCCAGTCCAGAGAGCAAAAAGAGGTCTTCTTGGCGGCTATGCAATGGCTAGGCTATGGCGACAAATACCTGAATGGCTGCCACATAGCCGAGGATAGCGGAATTAAGCTCCCCCAGGTCAAGCTATCCGACCCGACGAAAAAGCCAGTGGATCGGAAACTGAAAACCCTTGCGATGGAACCTAAGCGGCGGGATTAAGCTATGAGTATGTCACTATTTAGTCTGAGACTAACCGAACATCAAGCCGGGCAACTGGCCTACTTGACCCGGCTCTATGGCAACCAGGCGACCGCCTTTCGCGTCGCCATTGACCTGCTGTTCACCTTGCGGCGGCTGGAGTATCTCGGCATCTACGACCAGCTAGACACGGAGAAACTACGGGCGGCGCTGCATAATCCCGACATCCTGCCGATTAAGTAAGTGTGCTAGACGCCAAACGCCCGCGCCGTTTGGGTAGCGCGGGCGTCTGTAGGCAAAATCTCGGCGGGGTTGAGCCTGGCGGCCGTCCCACCTGCGAAGGGTGAGGTGACGCCAGTATACCACGTCTAGAAAGGGCGTTCTAGTGGTGCTATAATGTGGGGATGAAACCCGCGCCAAACTACCCACTTCCCTATTGACTATTTCAGTAATACCATTTATACTAGTATCTATGGAATTAATAGTTAGTGATAAGTCTGGAGGTGCATCTATGGACGAAAGAGGGAAAGCCGGTCGCCCACCCGGCGAGGATAAGGAGGCGGTTACGCTGCGCCTGCCGGTTGACCTGATGGAGCGTGTTCGCAAGCTGGCCGAGGATAACCGCCGCCTACTGAGCGCCGAGATTCAGGTCGCGCTAGAGGCACACTTGCGCCTCGAAGCACAACAGCCCGCCTAGCACTAGGCGGGCTGTTTATGCTCACGCCACCCGCGTGAGTCTATAGGCAAAATTAGCGATACGGGGCAGCCGCTCAGGGGCGGCCAGGAAGGAACGTATCGG